ACGAGCCGCATGGTCACCTGATCCTGTCTGCGATATATCAACATCATGAGCATAGTTACCTGTATCTAAACTTAAATCTAGATAATGTTCACCTGTTCCTGATTGGTTTATATCTACTGTATTATTGCTATTATTTATGTCTAAAAACAATGTCTTATCTCCATCATTTAATTGTTGTAAGTTTAAAATATTTTGACTACTATCTAAATCTAAACTCATAAAATGTTCAGATGTTGCTGTACCATCATTTCTTTGTGATAAGTTTGTTGTATTTGTAGAGCCATCAATATCTAACCATATTCTATGGTCACCTGTATCGGTAGCATAATCACCTTGTGATATACTAACTGTATTTGTATTACCTGTTATGTCTAATGCAATACCATTATTACCACTATTACCATTTGTCGTTGCATTACCTTGGTCAACATTAAGTATATTATTATTTCCTGTAATTGTGGCATCACTAGACCAATCTGTACCTATGATAAAATTATCTTCGCCTGCTTGCTCAATATTAATTGTATTACTATCACCATCAACATTTAGTTTGACACCATTACCTGTTGCTGACTTAGCAGTATTAATAATTGTTGTTTGGCCTGATGTAGATGTTATATTTACTGTTGTGCTGAATATACCTTCCTCTTCAAGTGTTTCTCCTAAAAAGGTATACATTCTTGCTGACCAATCTGTGTTAGTAGAATTAAATTGTGCCTGGTCTAAAGTGATAATTAATTTACCGCCATTACTACCATAACCATATACTGCCCAAGTTTTCCAAGAACTACCTCCATGTGTATTTGACGCTATCGCCGTACCACCTGATTGCATTGAAAAAAGATTTCTTGTTACCCAATAATTTGAAGTTGTATATTGAGAACCATTAGCGTGAGAAGTATAGCTTGCCTCACCTGTGTGTATTGTGATAGCACCCACACTTAATTTACTTTCAACAAGCGATTCAATGCTAAGCGTTCTATTACCATCATGGTCACCATTACCAGCAATTAAAACTGTGCCACCTGCACCAATGTAAGTTTCATATGCTGTCTTACAATTACTACCACAATTGTTATTACCTGCTATGTTAATATGTAAATCTTTACCAGTAAAATCACTTAAAGTAACTGAACCACTATTTGTGCCTGTAACTGTAAACCCATGACCCTCTAGTTCACCTTTTAGTTTATTGTACATATTGACATCAGTATAATTTATATGAGCTGTTTCAGCAAATGCTGATGAACAAAACAATACTAATAAAAAACTAATTAACTTGCTGTATTGAGATAGCATTATCTTGTCCTCCTAATTGAAAATCATATTGTACAAATTCGCCTTGTATTATATTTAAGATATAACCATATTCTTTATCTAATCTTAATTCTATATATGAACCACTTGCATCCTCTCTTGCCCAAACCCATTGAGGATCCTCATCTAATATTATAACACCAGTTTCAGGATTCTTACCTAACACAATACCATCTACTGACTTTTGTTTATCAAATTCTGACCTCATAGACTTTGCTAATTCTTTGTTGATTTGTTCTAGAATATCTGCTAAAAAGTTTTGTTCTAAAAAATCAATATCAAGTCCTGTTGCAAATTGACTTTCATCTTCTTCTAGATAATCAACTTCTAAATCATCAAATTGTAGAAAGTCAATATCTAAAGCGTCTGCAACTTCAACTAAACCCTCTGTCTTTTGCATTTTTTCTATTGCTGCTGGTTTAGATATAATCAATAGATTGCCTATCATTTCTTCATCTAAATCTAAAATTACAGGTGTCAATGGTCTACTTGCAATTGTATCAACTACTGTAGCCTGAAATGCTTGATTTAATATAACTTGACCTGCGTCTGATTCTACACTAATCTCACCAACAAAACAATTACCGTTTGTATCACAACTTGGTAATAATATAATTGTTGATGAACCTACTTCATCTATGGTCATTGTAAAATCTGTACCACGAACAGCAATCGTTGCTGTCGGTGTTGTTATCTTTACATTTGTTGCTGAGTTTTTTGCAATCTGTCCTGAAGCATATCGTACTGTGCCAAGACTTGCTTTAAGAGATAGTTTACCTGTTTTAGTATTAGGGTCATAAACAAATTCATCTATGATAAGTTTACTATGTTGAGTAACATCAACTCTAGTATCATCAATAAACTCAATGCCAACCTTACCGTTACCTGTTTTTACAGTATCATAGGAAAGAATATCTAGTTCTTTCTCAACTACAATACCTTTTTCACCATCTTTTCTGTCTATGACAGAATTACCTTCATGTAGTTTTACCTCACCAATAGAAGCAAAACTACTTTTTAGGGGTAAAAATGTAAGGGTTAAGGCTATGCATCCAATTATAAAACTTGTAAGCCGCATAAACTATCATTCCTGTATATAGTATAAATGTTAATGTTCCTAAATCCATATTAGTCTCTCTGAATTATATCAATATTGTGGTTATCACCACTTGTTGTTAAAGTAATCATGTTGTCATATACACCAGATTGTGTAATATCAACATCTGCAATTGAACCTGTATGAGTGTGTATTAGTGTATGACCTATACTATCACCATTACCGTCAATGTCAATTAGATAATTGTTTGTGTCGCCGTTAACATTTAAAGTCATAATGACACTTGTACCGTCTATTGTTGCTGCTATGACATTACTATCTGAGCCTGAAGCACCAGTTATACCAATTGTAGCACCAGTAGCGTCTGCTGTTTCACCAACATCAATATCTAGGTCGTTTGAAGAACCTACCCAAATAATTGAAGCAGTAACCGTAGCACATGAGCTGACTGTTCCTGCACTATCACAATTGAAATCAATGTTGTTACTATTACCAGTTGTACTCAAAGTACCTGTATAGTTAGCACCATTAATATCAAAAGTTATAACATTAGAGTTACCAATTTGGTCAATGTTAAAATTAGATGTAGCACCTGTTACAGTTGAAGCAGTAGTACTATTACCGATTGTGTTATTTTGACCATCTTGTAAAACATCTAAAGTTAATGTAGCACCAGATTGTGTTACATAAATGTCATTTGCCATAACCCATGGCGTTGAAATTATCATCAAAAACATAACTAATTTAGTTATACTTCTCATCTTACTCTTTTTCCTTTTCTAAATGTATTTTATTCACGCCTTGCATTTTCCATAATTTTTTATTTACACCTTCATATATCATTTGCAATACTGCGTGTTCTATTGTTGTTCTTATCGCATAATTAACAGGTTCGTTTGTTGCCATACCTGATTCCAATTCTAATGCTTTTGTACCTAAATCTAAAAATCTAAATACATCGCCACCTTGACTATAACTTGCAATAGTCTTTGTTGCTGAAACAGATAGTAATATCTCACCTGTTTGTACTGCAACTAATCTTAATGAAACTGTTACTTGGTCTGTACGATATTGTTCGTTGACACCAATACCAAAGTATCTTGCACCAACTCCTCCACTATTTACATTACTATCATATCCTACAATACCACCTTCTATAAGAAGTCCTGCAAATACTAATGGTTTTAAAACATTACCTGTATCTGTTTCACCATCGTATAATTCTCTTGTACTTCTAATCAACTGTCTTTCTTTAACAAGATTGTTTAAACCTTTTCTTTCAACAACCTTAAACCAGTCGCCATCACTTACTGCTTTTAAAGCAGATATAACCCATACATCAGGACCTTGAGTTACGGCTGTTGACAATTGAGAAAAGTTTGAACTAGGTTTTCTTTGTCCTGTTTGATCCGTAAACGAATAAACTGCAATTGTTATTTGAGGTTGATTATCTAAATCAGGTATCTCTCTCAATCTTTCAATTGTAGTTGTTCCTTCAATATAAGGGTCTGCACCGTGTGTAACTAATTGTTGATTAGTTGTTGCACAACCTGTTAAAACACACATGACTGCTAAAAGTTTTAATATGCCCATATTTAAATTAATACTCCTATTAGAAAACCTACAAACAGTCCCATTAAAAAAACTAATACCTGAATTTTTATCATTCTATATCCTAAAATTGAAAATCACCTAGAGGTACTGACATTGTAGTAACATTACCTGTTGGGTCTGTAATCGTTAATGTAATAATTTCTGTTGAGGCATCTTTAACCCAATAAATTGTAGAACCTTCTACTTCAGCAGTACCACTTGTTGGGCAGGTACCTGTACATGAAGTGCCAAACATATTGTCAACTAACTGTTTTGATAAGTTAGCATAAATTCTACTCTCTACGTTTTTTATAAACTTAGCAATAGTAGTGTTATTCTCTGCTCTTAAAGCAGCCGCGGCAGCTGACTTTGCGTCATCTTTTACGTTCTTTTCTCTATTATATTGTAATTGTTCTATTGATAAAACATGGCTAGAATAACCATTCCCGCTAAACGCAGGATTCTTAAACGAATGTGTAAGTTCGCTTGCAGTAGAAGTGTTAGGACCCACCATTAACACATAAAAAATTGGAACTAACACTATTTTAAATAGTGTTTCCATACTTATATTTATAATAAGAAGTAGTCTAGTATTATGATAATTGTAAAGGTAGTTTATGTTTTATCATTCTTGGCATTTTTTCGTTCATTCTCTTGTATCTCTAATACCGTATTTAATTTTGACCTTAACCTGATAAGGTCATTATCTAGCATTCTAATTCTATCAAGTAGAGCAATCAATGCTGTATTTGCTTCGCCTAGTTTTCTTTTAAGATTTTCTGTTGTAAACTTGTATATAAAATATATAAACCATCCCATAGCGATTGCTGCCAAAGTGGCAAAACCATATTGGTTGAGTATATCTATTATTGGCATTTAATCTCTCCTGGCGTCCGTTTTTCCGTCTGCTCTAGAGATTCTATCTTCGTCTGGTCTTAGTTTTAAAGCATGAGATATGAGTAAGTCTAATTTTATCATATCATTATTCATAGTTTTAACTCTGTTATCTAGTGCCATAATAATACCATGAATACTACTTACTTGCCCAACAACAGACTCTAAAATATACTTCAAAATCATGTATATGAAAACACCCATAACACCAGAGGCAGCTACAGGTAAACCAAATTCAATTAATATTTCAAAAAACAAATTCATACACCTATTTATACGCTAAAAAAAGGGGTGCCGAAACACCCCTTAATCTTAATATAATATAGTTTACTTTTTAGTGTATATTGAGTATAAAACCCAAACAGCAACTAAACCAACTAAACCTTGAGCACTAAACCCAGCGATAATTGATTGCACGTTACCTATAACACTTATTTCAGGCCAAAATGGTACGTTTTGTCCACTAAATAAAACTTCAAGCACAATGCCTAAAGCAATAAGTGAAACACCTACATCTGCTAGAGCAGATGACCAGCCTTTTATCTTATTAAGTATTTCCATATATAGTCTCCTTTATATGATTTGATATCTCAAACTGTACATGATATTAGTATTATTTATATTAAAAAGGGGTTAGGACATGATATCCTAACCCCCATATAAAGAAACAGGTGGAGAGATTAATCCTCTTCTGCTAATTTTGAGAAGTAATCAAGTGTTTCATCACCATCATCTTCTGAATCATCACTAGCAACCGAAGTAGAAGTTTCTACTTGAGAGACATCTGCTGTTTCGTTTACAACTGGTTGACTAACTGTTGGTGATGTAGGTGGGTCCATAACATCTTCAGCAGTTCCAGTATTTCTAACACCACTTAAAACTTTGTCAAGTTTTGCTTTAAGCTCATCATAAGATTTAAAGTTTTCGGGTGCAAGAAATGGTTTTAGTGGATACTGTTTGTTCCACAATTCTTCTATAGCCTCATCATTTTCTTTTACAGTAGATGAGCTATCAAACTCTGATTTATCGTAATTCCAATAACCATCAACTTTTCTGATTTTCAGTTTGAAGTTTGCACCTTCCCAGAAATCAAATGGGTTGATAGGTTTCTCATCTTCAAATTCAGGTTTCATCGCCTCGGTAATCTTATCAAAGATTTTCTTACCGAATTTAAATAGTTTGACTTGACCTTCATTTTCAGGATGTTTAGAATCTGAAATAATCAGAATGTTTGCAATGTAAGATAATTTTCTTTTTCTCTTACGAGCAATTTCTTTATCTGCCTCTACACCAGAATTCCATAGTAAACTATTTGCTTCACTAATAGGACATTTCTTGTTTAGAGTAGTAAGACTGTTCTCGATTAACCAACCGCCAGGACCTTGAAAGGCATGAGACCATAATCTTGCCCATGGCAAATCTTCGTCTTTTACTGCTGGTAGAAATCTAAAAACAGCATAACCATTACCAGATTTATCTAGTTCTGGTTTCCAGAATCTATCATCTGCGTATGAGTTTTTTTGTTTTTGAGGTTCGGCAACTTTTGATAGTTCGCCAATAAGTGTGTCTAGATTAGACTTTGACCTTTTTAGGGCCGCAATACTTGTATTCATATTTTATCTCCTTGTATGTGTTATATGTTTTATCGTATTTGTATATGTACTGTATAATCGTACAATACTATTTATATGCGAAATAGGTGGGACTATGGATTTACCCACAAGACAGCGACTAGATACCATTTCTATATACACCGTCAACCAAGTTCTTCCTGTCGGAAGTGTGACCCATAACTGGTAAAGTTACAGACCTGGGGACAACCCCTAACCTGTCAAGTTCGACCCTCTGGTTAAGGCCTCTTCCTTGCACTATAAAAAGAAAGTAATTATTTTTCTTTTGCATAATCTTATTATAACATAAAACTCGACCATTGTCAAGCACTATGCTTAAATTAATTTACTCTGGTGGCCATTTTCTTTCATCAAACTCACCTTTATTCTCAATGTCCGATTCTATTAGTTCTAAGTCCACTTTGTGAAACTCTACCGCTTTTAATAGTTTGGCATTTTGTTCTTCTAATTTGACTATCTTATCTTCGGCAACTACTAATAGATGTTTCAATTCTCTAATTTCAATATTGGAATCCATTAGAGTTTGTTCTGCCGTAAATCTTGCCGCTTCTTCGTGTATAGATTTTATCATATTAACCTAATCTTCGTTTTCTACCAATTGGTAATTGAACAAATCTTCTTATCTCTTTACCTTTCTTGGTAAGATACTCAATGATAACCCATTTGCTCTTGATATTACCTTGAACAGATTTTACTGCTCTTTTAAAACTCATTGATTCAACTGGCCCAACACCTTCTATTGGTTCATCATTTTCATCTGTAAATTTAAACTCTCTCATTTTTGGCATTTATTTTTCCTTTCGTTTGATTGCTGTTTCTTTCCATAAATTACAATTATATGACATTGTTCTTCTCACATCTTCGGTACCATTAAAAGGATACACCCCATGTAATAAAGTGTATGGAAAAACATAAAACTCACCAGGTTTAGCATCTACGGCTAACTGTGAAGTTGAAATAGGTGATTGGTCGCCACCAGTAAACTGTAACCAACCGTT